GACGCCGTCGAAGAGAAGCTCGGTCATGAACGCCAACCTGGTCCGGAGCGGCGTTCGTAGCTCGAGATGGCTTCGACGATGGTTTGTCCGATAGAGGCTTTGTCGGCGGTGGGGGAGACGTTGACGTTGATGGTCACATTGGATCCGCCACTGCCGCCCATGCTGCCGCCAGCGCTTCCGAGGAGTGCTTTGTTGGTGGAGAAGGCGTCCATGATTCGACCATAACCGGACGGGACGAACAGTTCTGGGCCTTTCTCGCCGACCATGTAAGGAGTGCCGGCGTCGACAGGACCACCACCGGCTCTGCGGTCTGGGTAGTTTGCTGAGAAGGCCATTAACTCGTCGTAACTGACAACAGCGTCTTTTGACAGACCTAAGAATGCTCTAATTTTGCGGACTGCTTCGTCCATCTCGACTCTGAGTTTGACGACCGGGTCAATGGAGGCAGTAGTTAAAAGATCGTAAGCGAGTCCTTGGAGATGCTTTCGAACTGGACTATCCGGTGCGAGAGTGGCTGCGAGTTCCCCAAGCTTTGCGGCCTGGACAAGTGCAGCTTCGCCTCCTGAGTAGGTTTCATCCTTTGCGAGTTTTTGGACGCCAACTAACTTGGCGAATTCCTCAGCCTGCTTTTCCATGGTTTTGATGAGGTCGATTTCTTTCAAACGGCGGTCGTCTGCTGACAAACCACCATCTTTGAGACTTTCGTTGTATTCCTTGAGAGCCTTACGAGTAGCAATTTCTGCTTCCTCGCTGCTGAGTCGGGTGTCATAAAGTTCTTTTGTGGCGTCGATGAGGTCTTTGATTTTGTCTTTTGATTTTTCAATTTCGGCAGACAAATCCGCTTCCGCTTTGGCAGCGTCTTGAGATACGCCTTTACTTAAAGCCTTTTGAATATTGGAATTTCGGACAGCTTCCAAGTTCACGTTGTAGGCGTCGATACCGTTATAGAGAGTTTCGATGAGTCCCGAGTCGGCGGTTTCTGTTTCAAGAAGGCGGGCGATGAGTTCGTTTTGGGAGCCGCCAAGATCGCGAACAGCTTGAGTACGCTTTTTGTATTCTTTGTCGCCCCAGTTTCCTTTGAGTATGTCTTCGACTTCTCCCTGCTTCACCAAGGCGTCCCGGTTGTCGTCGATTACGTCGGTGAACTGGGAGACTGAGATACCGGCTCTGTTTAGATTGTCGAGTTGGTTTTTTGATGCCAATTGCGCGGCAAGGCTTGTTTCAGTATTTGCCGTCATTGCCCCGGTGAGCTTATCGAAGGTAGGGATGAGGGCTTCAATGTCTTTTTTTACTCTCGCTTGTTCGTCGGCGTATCTTTTGTACGCAATGCCGCCAACGACAGCAGCAACTCCGACCGCCAACACTGCCGGACCAAGAAGAGACATTGAACCGGCAGCAGCGGCAGCGCCTCCAGAAGCTGCACTGGTTGAAACATTCATGGAGGCGATGGCTGTGTTAGTTGTTACTGCTTTAGTCCCGGCGTCAAGAATGGCTGTTCCTGCTGATTTCACAGTTGACAAAACAGAACTGAAAGCATCAACCAATTTCGGACCAACAAGAACAATGCCTGTCAGACCAATCAAACCTGTTTGCACTGGGGCAGGCAAAGCGGAGAAAGCATTTGCCACCAAGACAACTGTTTCTTGGATCTTGGTGTAAATAGGGAGAAGAGACGCGCCGAGTTTCGCTGAGGCGTCTTCCATGGCTGCTGCTGCTCTTTGCTGCTGCCCTTGGGCTGTGTCCGCTTCCTTCCCGAAATTTCCTACGGCAAACGCTGAGCGTTCCGTGATAAGGGCGAGAGTGGCTTGGCCTTTTGCGTATGCACTGACAGAGGTGACAGAGTCCGCCAATCCCATGGAGACGGCTTTGCTGTTGACTTCGGAGGCTTTGAGAGCGATACCAAATTGCTCGAGGGGATCGTATTCGCCTCGAAGAGCGCCACCTAAAGCGGAGACGGCGTCGTTGGTGTTTCCGCCAAGAGTGGACGCCAAATCGGCGCCAGTTTTCGTCAAGAAGATGGATTGCTTTGCTGCCTCTTCCGCTGAAAGGCCGGCACCCTTCAAAGAAGCGCCGAGACGTGACGTCAGCGAACGAGCAGCGTTCTCGGAAAGGCCAACTACGTCGGCGGCGCTTTTTGCGAATTTGTCAACATTGGCGGCAGCACTTCCAAAGACAGCAGCTGTTCCGCCGATGGACTGTTCCAGGTCGCCGGCGGCTTTGACAAGCTTTTGAGCGCCGATGAGGACAGCGCCTCCGAAGAGGGCGGTTCGGAGAATGTCGCCAGACTTTTTGGCGTTGTCTCCGAAGCCGCTGAGTTTGCCTTCTGCTTTTTGAAGTTCTCGTTGGAGTTGTGCGGCGTCACCTACAACGGCGACCCTCACTTCACGTTTGTCACCGGCCATCGGTTGCCTCACTCATCCCAACGCTTAGCGTCCGGACCGTATTCGGCGGATTCTCTGCGTCTTGTTTGAACTTCGAACATAGCGTCGAGGTAGTGGTCGGGTTCCTCTAAAAGTACGGACATCGAGATACCCGAGTCAATCGCCAGCGCTGCTACAGCGAGGGTGAAGAACTCGGGTCCGTAGGGGTTTCTTCTTCTTCTTCTTCGGAAAGAATGTCAACCCCATCAACGGTTTCCATCCATTCGTCGAAGTCGGGAAGGTCGCTGTTAATTCGTTTTTCTGCACACCATCCGAAGAACCACAAATGTTCGGTGTAGATGCCGCCTTCTGAGAACAGGTTGGAGACTGGCATTTTGAATTGACGTTCGAACTTGACGGCGTCGACCTTGCGGCCTGGTGCTTCGACGAGGGTTCCGTCTTGGTGTGTGATTTGGTATTTTGCGAACATGGCGGGCTGTTCCTTTATCGGAGGGCGGATTGGACTGCTTTGTCGACTGCTTTGCCGGCGGCTTCGACGAGACGGTTTTGTGTCTCGAGGATGCCTGGGTAGACGTAGCGGCCTTTTTTAATGATAGGTCGGACGATGGTTTGGTTTCGTCCTGGTCCACGGTTTCTCAGAGATCCACCGAAGTCCAGCCATCCGAAGTATGGGGCTACGGATGATTTCCCACCGGCTAGAACGTAGAGGGTGTTTCCTCCTGCTCTGGCTTTCAGAGTGAACTGGGCGTAGCCGGAAATCTTGGGGACTCGCCTCATAATGGCGGGGAGAGTGTTGAGGATGATGGCGGATTTGAGGTCTTCGCGTAGGACCGGGACGAGGTCCGGATGTATCTTTCGAAGATACTTCCGAACCTCGGCCAGGTTGCTGACGTAGACCCCAGCCCCTACAGCCACTAGCCGTTCTTGGCGATAGTGCTAGCTGCGCGCCAGCTGCCCGAAACGGTGATTGGGCCGTCGACCGGTGAATCGACTGAGAAGTCGAAGAAGCCGGTTCCGTACCAGTAGACGTTCGGGGCGTTCGTGATGTCTGGGTACAGGTAGAACTTGCGGGCGTCACCATCGACAGCGGCGGTGTAGGACTGTGCGGTCGCATCGTCGAAGTAGCCGGAGAAGCTGCCCTGAGCGTCAGGAAGGCCCGAAACATAGACCTTGTTGGTGTCGCCGAATGAGGTGACTTCAGCGGTGTCGACAGCGAACTCCGCTGACCACTGCTTGAGGAATGCGACGGATGAAGGATTCGCTGCTGATGTAGCGATTCCGAGGTAGAGGCGACCGTTACGGCCGTGGCGACGTGCCATTGGTTTCTCCTTGGGGAGTTGGTGGGGTCTGGGGTTCTCCGGTCACGTCGGGATGCTCGGGAGAGCTGCTACACATTCCAGCAGATGCCGGACATTATTGTCGAAAGTTCGGGTGGCGATTGCGTTTCGTGCCTCGAGTGCGACTGTTTGCCGTTCTGCCGGATGGTTCAGCCACCATCGTAGTTTCTCTCCGAACTCTTCGGGTGTTTCGAAGGTGGGCAACATGGAAAGAATCTGGTCGGATTCGGGGCGGGGTTCTCGAAGGAAGAATGTTCCTGTGGCGGCGAGTTCCACTTCGCGTGGACCCATTGCCCAGCCTTGGTCATGGCCGGCGGCGCCTTCCTTACGGTAAAGGTTCGCCGAGGTGTGGACTGAGGAATACAACTCCACTGTGTGTTCGTTGGGGAAACAGCCGGTTTGTTCGTGGATGAGGAACTGTTGAAGTGGTGATTGGTCGTCGAGTGCCTGCCAGTTTCCGGCGAAGGCGACGTCGATTCCGGTCCAGTCGACTTGTTCGAAGAAGTTGATTCGGGAGGGGAAGGCGGTTCCTACCCATCCGAAGTCGGCTCGTAGATCGTCGGACACTTGGTGGCGGTAGTGGATTTCGGGGTCGTATGCCTGGGGGATGTACCAGGTGTTGGGTTGGGTTTGGCGGAATGTGTCGAGGTTGGTTGGGTCGTTGATGAATGCGGCGTCGGCCCTGGCAGCGATGGGCTGCTGTGAAGGATCCTCATACGGGGATTCTGTGAGGATGACTGCGATTCGGATTCCTCGGCTCCGGATGATGTCGAAGGTTTCGGGTGGGACGAGGAAGGCTGAGGTGATGATGACGAGGTCGGGCCAGAAGTCGAAGCAGGTGGCGCGTAGTTGTTCGCCGACCATTCGGGCGGCGATGTGTCCTTTTTCTGTTTCGGGGACTTTGCCTCGGATGGCGTTTTCGGTGAAGGTGATTCGGTCGGAGAGGTTGAAGTTGTGGACTTCATTGCCGGAGCGTTTTAACGCTCGGAGCCATCCGTTGTGGACGTCTGCGACAGAGAATTCGGGGCCGGGTTCTACTGTGAGGATTCGCACTTAGCCGAGAACCTCGAGGTTCACTTCCACGCCTAGGTATTCGATGCCGCCGATGGTGAAGGTCCCTGGATTGTTCCAGGAGGTGACGCGTGCTGAGTCACAGGAGCCGGAGAGGGTGGGGTTTGTGTCGATGGCGTGGAAGATGGAGTCGGTGTCTTGGCCGAGGAACTCGTCGAGGCGTTGCTGGCTGTTTTGGTCGTCTGCTCTTGTGAGCATGACCAGCACGCCATAGTTGACGATCATTCCGTTGTCGAGGTCGGCGTCATACTGTCCGGTGCCGAGGGAAACGACAGCTGCTGGCGGTTGAATCGTCGACGGGATCCACTCGTAAATTCGAAGGTTGTTGATGCTTTCTAGGGCGCTTGTGATGCCTGCTCTGACCGATGCAAGGTTCATCCGATGACCAGTCCTTGGCCGCCTGCACGTCGGTAGGGGGAGATCAGCATTTGGACGTCAGGGTCAAGGCGGGTGGAGACTCGGATGGCTCCGAATGCTTCGCCGGCTGCGAATCCTTCTGGGGTTTGCGCGCGTCGATAAATGCGAGCGGCTTGAATGAGGCAGGCTTGGGCGATGGAGTCTGGGATTGCTGCCCAGCCCCATTTGGCGGTCACTTGAACTCGAGGGCGCCGGCCGGTGACGGGAAAGAGTTTCGGGATGGTGGCGAGGATGCTGTTGTAGGGCTGGTTGGAGATGCCACCGATTTCGGCGTTCAAAGGTTCGAGGATGTATTCGTCGGTCGCCCAGGTCTGGTCGTAGGTGCCGTTGTCGCCTGTGTCGGTTTTGATGATGAGACCGGTTGTTGTTGAGAAGTCGTCGACGACACATCGGATATGGGTGTCGGCGTAGTAGACACGAGCTGAGACTGTGCTGTCTAGGTAGAAGCGGCGGTTGGTGAAGGCGTCGATGGTTCGGGAGGCGACTTCGATGGCTGCTTCCATTTGGGCGTCTTCAGCGGTGCCGTAGTTCGCCGAGGGGAACAGGTAGGCCTTAAAGTCGTTGAGGGTGGTATAGCCGTTGGTGATGGTCATTTCGTGGGACTCCATTTTGTTCGGAGGCGGGTGACGTTTTCGGCTACGGCTGACCACCGTTCCGAACCGGATTGTGACTCGAGGTGAGTGACGGTGGCGTGTGGATCGTAGACGTTACGGAATCCGGCGTCGACGGCTGCCAAGCATAGGTCGACGTCTTCATAGCCGTTCCAGTATCCCTCATCGAAGCCTCCGAGGCTGTGGAAGGTGTCTCGTCTGATTGAGAGACAGGCGCCGGTGATGGCGTCGACGTCGATGGGTTCTGAGGACCAGTCGATGGTGAGGTTCCATGCTTCGAGTCCTGGTGGCCGGTTGAAGTCAATGGCGACTCCGGCGGATTGGATTTGGCAGTCGGGGTAGATGAGTTTGGGGCCGACGATTCCGACAGTGGGGTCGTCGAGATGGTTGGTGTGTGAGGTCCAGTTGGGATGGACGATGGTGTCGTTGTTGAGGAAGATGAGCCGGTCGGCTGTGGCATGGCGGGCGCCTTGATTGCAGGCGGCAGCGAAGCCGAGGTTGTGAGGGTTCTTGATGGTGGCGAGGTGTTCGGTGCCGTCGGTGGATCCGTTATCCACGATGATGATTTCGTCGACAGGGTCGTGTCTCGCGATTGAGTTGAGACAGTTTTGGGTTAGTTCGAGGCGGTTGTAGGTGGGGATAATGACAGCGATGGTCATGGCGCCGGATCTTCTATGAGGCCGGTTTCTTCACAAAGTTTCCGCCAGGTACCCCAGAGGGTTCGGTCGTCGAGTCCGCCGAGTTGCCGCCAGTGCGCCCCATAGGTGGGGTGGAGGTTGGTGGCGTTGAAGGCAGCTGCCCCATTGCGAGCTTTGGTGACGAGCTGTTCGAAGGACCGATACTGGTAGTGGCGGTAGTTGAGGTCGGCTGCTGGGATGCCGGGATGGTTGAAGACGAAATGGTTTCCGAAGTCGACCCAAATGTCGGGGTGATAGCGGAACGCTACTTTGCCCATTTTTTGGGGGGATTGACGGCGATGTCGGATTCGTTGAAATGGTGATGTTTCGGTGGGGTCGTCGTCGTCGGTCACGATGTGATCCCAGCCGGTGGCGGTGTAGACGTCGGCGTCGGCTTGGTTGAAGAACTCTTTGAGGCTGCCGTCGGTCCAGTAGAAGTATTCGTCGGCGTCGAAGGGGAGGATCCAGTCGGCTCCGAATTGACTGTGGGCCATGTGGGCTAGGGCAGTCATTTTTTGGTCTTGGTAGTAGCCGACTTCGGGGTCTTCGATGACTGTGACTTTTCCGGTTCGGGTGAGGGTTTGGAGGAGTAATCCGGTGTTGTCGATGCTCATGTTGTCGGCGATGATGATGTGGTCGACGCCTTGGTCGAGGAGATGTTGGATTGTCCAGTCGATGATGTCTTCTTCATCGCGAACCATGG